TTTTAGTGCTAAGGATTGGGATAATCTTAATGAGACTATAGTAAGAGGAGAGTTACATCATGTTTATTCTGCAATGGGTATAAAAGGACTAATAGAAGTATTGAATTATGATAGTTCACTCACTCAGGCTATAGATTTGTACAAACGTAATATCGTTGTTAATGCAAAGAGTGTGTCTAATATAATGCTACAGCAAGCAGATTCCTTAGCTAATTTCACAGCTCATGGTAAGTCTAAGATTAGAAACCATGCTATGAATACTCATGTCATTGCTCAGCAAATGATGATTCCAGAGTCACTAAGAGCTAATCTTAGTGAAGCTAAGTTAGAAGCTATAGAAAAGGATTTGAATGTTCTAGTATCCTTACAGCATTTAGCCACTATGGAACAGACAGCACTTGATAATGCTAGGAAGTTAATCCAGAAAGAGTATGACTCTAATAGAGGGGGTAATAATGGTATAGTCAATATGATGACAATACACTATGCATCTCAGAAGGAGTCATTGGTATCTGGATTCAAAAATGATAAGACTCTTATGGAGAGAGGTCATAGTAGAGATGAAGTAAACTCTCATAGAAATTACACAATAGCTTCTCTTGATAAAGCTAGGGAACTTGAGTCTAAATACGGTATGGAATTGTATAAGAAAACCTATGGTAATAAAGGTATCTTCTACTCTAAGTTCAACACCGAACAGGATTGGCAGAACGGATCATTTACTTTCAGTACTGAAGGTGTCTCTAAAGGTTTGGATATTAGAGATCACTATATGGACATGTACAAAGGTGAGAGTATAGAGAGCATACGCAATGCTGCTATTAGTGATATAGAGAATATGAATAGTGCTAGAGAGTCAGAAATGATTAAGATGTACAAAGGACAGGCTCCTGCTGTCCCTAGAGTACGGATGATACCAGTAATGTCCCCTAGTAGAAATATAGTCTCCTATCGGGCTGTAATGAGCCATAATGATAAGAGGGAAGTACTAGGGATGAAGGCTAATGCTGCAAGTTCTATTGCTCACAATGTTGCTGATAGTATTAATACTCTAAGATCAAAAGAGACCAATAAGGAGATCATTAACCTTATTCATGGGCAATGGGTAGAACGTAGTAAGTACCCTAATGCCAAGTATATTCAGTTAGATCGTGAGAGTAAGGACGCAGAGATTGCAGAGATTTCTCAAATGATACCTTATGAGGAATGGAATAAGCTTGAAGAGTTGTTTGGTGTAGGTAATCCTATAATGATGACTGACTCACTAATACCAATGGTATTTGGTTTTCGTAAAGGAGGACTGATTGAAACCATAAATGGTAAACTAGACAGTCCTATGCATAAGGATGTTAGGAAGTACCTTCATTATAGTGCTAGACTATTACAGGCTGGAGTAGCTGAATGGAAGAGAGGTGTAGTAATATTAACACCTTCTACATTCATTAATAACTTGGCTAGTAATACTGTAGTACTAAAACTAAGAGGTCTTTCTAATTCTGATTCTATCAGAGATCAAGCTAATGCTTTAAAGTATATGACTCAGTATATTAGTGATACTAATGAGCTTATACAACTCCAATTAAAGGAGTATTCAGGTACTGCTAGTAAGGATAATCTTCTTAGAATTGATGCTTTGACTGTTCATATTAAGAATAATCCAGTAATAGATTTGGTTGAAGCTGGAGCCTATTCCCCTAATGTAGAGGACATCTCTATAAAGGGTAATAAGATTAAACAAACCCTTGAAGATATTGTTCCCAAGGAGTTAGTAGAAGCTGTAACTGATATTGTTGATAGTGTACCAACCCCAGTTAAAAAGGTTGCTTCTAATTTCTGGATTACTAGAGATTCTGTAGCTAGTGATATGCTAACCTATGCTACTCAGGTATCAGATTTTACCGCTAGATACGCTCTATACAATCATCTAATCAATAAGGAAGGTGTTAGTAAGGATGAGGCAGTAAAGCAGGTGATAAAGCAGTTCATAGCCTATGATGACAATACCTCTATGCCTATTCAATGGATGAATGATAATGGTTTATGGAATTTCTCTAAGTATGCTTTAAGATCAGCTAAAACTGTAACTGATCTATACAAGGACAAACCAGCTAATATGATGTTATATCATATGCTAGATGGTATGACCTCTAATGCTATCCCTAGTCCTACTCAGAGTTTCATTGGATTTAATGGTATTACTATGAATGGAGTTAGTACTCCTGACTTATTAAATGAAGTTGTAAAACCTCACTTAATAAATTATATTCCGAGTACTCCTATATTTTAAGGTATAAATTTGGTAGACAACAAATGAAGTGTCTTGTGGATTAAACTAGTGATTAGATGATCTATCGTGTGTATCACCATAGGTAGATCATCTTCATACTCCACATACTCTTTGTTGTTCTTAATAGCCTTAAGTTTATTCCATTCATTTATCCTTTGCTTACTAAGCTCTTTCCAATGAGGTTCATCCATTAGGATACGACCTTGATGATCTCATTAAGAACTAATAGGATTATGAGTACCTTGTATATGCTCCAACCTCCAGAGGCTTTCTTTCTCCAATAGGCTGAGTTCCCTCCTACTACTAGAGCTGTATGGATTATGCTTATTACTAGTATACCTAAGCTACCATCCTTCTTGTGCTTAGTAAGAACAGTAAGCATGTTCTTAGCTAGAGAGTCATCAGCAAGTTTCTTATGAGCTTTGGATTTTTTACTAGTTGATATGGTATATTCTGCATCATGGATAAACCAGCAGTTCTCTAGGTCTTCCATAACTTTTTTACTGAAAGGCATCAATAGTAAGGAACAGAATACTTTACTAAGCTTGCCAGAACCACAACCATTGAATCCACTAAATCCAGCTTCTACTAGACTAGAAGCCTCATCACTTATAATAAGATTTAATATGTTCATGTTTATTCCTCAAGTAATGATAGGAACTAGGAACAGTCCCTATCTTGTTTTAAACCTTAATCCCAGTTCACCTTCTTAGCTTTACGAGCTTTATTCTTGATTGCAGACTTACTATTGCGTTTACTCTTTAGAGCATCCTTCAATGTAGCAACTTTATCTGAAGCACTGGAGACTTCTGGTTCTTCAACTTCTTCCTCTTCAACAACATCATTAGTCTCTTCTTCCTCCTCCTCCTCCTCAGTAACTTCTTCTTCATCTTCTACAGTCTCTTCTTCTTGTTTACCTTTAGCTTCTTTTATACGAGCCTTAAGTTCATCAGAAGCGTTCTTCTCCTCAGCAACATTCTCACTCTTCATTGCTTCGTCAATGTCCTTCTGGATATTGTCTTCAACAGGTTTAGGATTGTCTTTCTTAAAGTCTGAAATCTTAATGCTAAGAGACTTGTCACTAATGTCACTTCGGAACTTTACACCTAACTTCTTTGCTTCAGTTTCTAAAGCTTCACGATCATATTCCTGACTAGTACTAGCTACAGGTTTACTCTCAACCACTTCAGACTGTTCTACAGGAGCTTCAACAGCTACAGGAGTCTCAACAGTACTAACTTCATGCATATTTGCTAATGCACTGGAGATAGCCTTTAATTCATCAGAATTACCAATTTCAATATTGATTGTTACTTTCATATTTTTACCTTATAGTTTGTTTAGAAAATGTTGTTCCATAATAGTATGAGCAATCATCAGTGCATCACTCTTACCGTCCTTTAAACCACCTCTAACACCTCTTACCTTAGCTGTGGGGTATAACTTTGAGCAGATGTCTCCTACTCCTTTCTTAATCCTCCTTTTTCTATTAGTTGGTGATAGTCCATTTGGAAGCATTAATCCTATATGGTTTTGCCATCCTTTAGGTGTGACTTCATATAGACTACTGTTAATAGTACAAAGTAATGCTGTAATAGCTCCAGTATTGTAACCAAACTTGAAGTTACTACCTGCACTAGTACCTTGTATGGCATGAACCTTTTCAATCCCCATACCAACTATATCAAAATCTCTTTCAAGCTCTTTAAGACGCTCATAAACGTCATATGGAGGTAAGTTGTTATGGATGAATGTAGTTGTTTTATTGGTTAGGTTAATGACTGCAATATATCCAGCTTCTCCTGGATCACAACCAATTACTATTTTATCTTTCATAGAATTTCCTTATAAGAGAGTTTTATTAAGGTACTTGGCTACTTCAAGGTGGATCTCTAGTTCTTTGTATTTCAAACCATCCACTACGTTACTTTCTTTATTAGACCAGTAGTCTAGTACATTCTTAACTGATTTAAAATCATGATTAACTGTTAAACTAATTGAATCTACTTTACTAAATTCAGTTTCATTTAAAGTACTGTTTACAGTGTTTATGATTCCTTTTGAGCTAAGATTCATTGCTACAGTATGAATATCCCTTGGACGGCTATTGAGCAGTCCAGCAAGAACCTTTATTGGTATAGGCTGTTCTTTCATCTTATACTACCTTAGTAAGTGTCCTCTTCTTATGGTGAGAGGACATAACCCTATAGCTTACTTCTTGAATAAGCTTTTAGTAGAACGCTTACTACCACTATCATCATCATTATCATTGGTGGTAGCAATGACTTTACCATCTTTCACAGGTGCAATTTTATTAGCTGTATAGTCATATACATGATCTTTCATTGCTAACCAGTCCTTATAAAATTTAGCATCAGTATCATCAAGCAATTCATTACAGGTTTGACCTGTATCAGAGTTGAAGAACTTATCAATCTTATTAGTACGAATGTACTTACCAGAGGGTATAGTCTTCTTGTTCTTGTAAATGATCTTACCAGAATTATCCTTTTTAGGAATATCCAGGAATACTTCCTGTACTCCAATACGAATAGACTTACCTACGAGTGGTACAATCACTGGACGTTTCTGTGCAGTGTCTTTCTTCTTGTTGAAGTCATAGAGCATGATTTTCTTATTCTCTACATCTCCATCTTCGTACATAGTGAATACATCTGTGATTTCACCATCATCTCCGACTGCATCATCACCTAACCCAGCAGCTAACAACTCTGTGAGAATATCCCAACCTGGAAGATAATGTTCATTACCATCTCTATCTTCATAGAAGATTTGATTGTTCTTTTCATCACCAGATTGGAAGCATTCACTTAGTCTTAACACTTTACCGCTATCTGTCTTAAACTCAGCTTTAATCATATTGGCTCCAGCAGGAGTCTCTTGGATGTATGCCTTAGTAATTACAGCAGGATAAATGTCAGTGTTTAATACACTGTTACCTTTGCGTACTGTATCTCTAACTTCACTCTTAATATTTTTGTTAGGTCTAACTACCTTTTTACCGAATTTTGCCATTTTACTATTCTCTTGGTTATTGTTCTCTTGCGTGTTTCAATCCATGCAAGAATGCTGATTTATAAACGAATTCAACGGTTTTCATGTTGAAGCGTGACCCATTGGCTGATAGGGACATTAGTTGTCCTGCATACTCCCAATGGGCATCTATAAGCATACGATCTGCTATATTAGAATTGGGTGGTCTCTTTGTGGTTAGGATTTTCTGTTTCTTGCTTGAACTATTGGCTCCTCCCATTATTGACATTAGTAAAGGCATAACTGTACTCATACACCTAAACAATTGTTTGTTAAAATTAGTACTTGAGTCTTGTGCTATTGCATTTAATGCATCGCTTAATCCAAGGTTGATATACTCAGATGGCTCATCCTCCTCTTCTACCTTTAGAATTAGGTTTATATGGTTTAAAGTATTGACGTACTTCTCATCGGACAATAAGAGTTTATACAGTTCTTCGATACTATTGAGCTTAGTAAACTCAGAATGAGTTGCTATTGCCACCTCAGTTAGAGTTGATTCAGGATTACCCGTAATGGATAATATACTCACTTGTTTAGTCATAGTACTCCTCTAGTCTATCAATTAAGTGTTGTATGCTATTATCGATATAGAGCATCTCACGTTCCCATAAATCACCTGCACTACGAGCTAGTGTATTTGGTTCATTCTTAGTCTTACGGGTAACAAAGACATACTTTATACCATCCTCTTTCTCCCAATCAGTAAACTTCAATAGGGGGTTTTTATACTTTGTCAGTTTCTTGTTTAGAGTCTTGGATTTGCACTCTACAATAGTAGTGTAATCTCCTTCACTGCTCTTACCTGCTGCACCTTGAAGAACCATTTTGGATATAGTATTACCATTATCCTCGTCTGTCTCCTCATCTACATGGGCTAGTACAATGACGTTCTTAGAGCTGCTCTTAAGCCTTAGTAGGAGTTTGTTATAATACTTACCATAATTCCCCCATGCTGATCTAGTATCAGTAGCTTCGTCTATGTATAGTGTCTTATAGGTACGCATCAAATAGGTGATGGTGTCTATTACTATAGTCTTGACATCTTCATTACCCTCACAGTCATCCAGATAGTCCAATAGGTCTTCTGGGTCTGTAATCTCCATGTTAGCTGCAAACTTAGCTTTAAATGGAAGGTCTTTAATATCACAGTTAAAATAGACTACAGTCTTTGGGTTATGCAAGTATTTCAGTGAGTAACTTTTACCTGAGCTTGGTCTTCCTATAATTGCTACTACTTTCTTATTACTCATATAGTCTTCCTCTTGTTGATGCTGGTTTTAAAGAGACCAGCTAACTCTTCCTTAAGTTGGGTCTTTGTCACCTAAATCTCTTTTAGTAATCTTCTTAGCTACAGATAGACTAATAGTAGAGTGTATCTCTATTTCTGCTAAAGGATTTGGTAACTTAGAGTTTAAAGACAGTACTTTGTTTATAGTGTTGCTTTGATTCATTCCAGAATCTACAAGTACAAAAGCATACCTTGTGAGTATATTGTTTCTACCTTCATCACCTTCTTGAATCTCTCTAATGAACCATTTCTCTAATTGAGGAGAATTCCCAATCTTAGTATTGGTTTCATTTAGAGCTATTGCTTTGTTGGTATGAGGTATAAACTGATGAGCATCTAATAACATGTTACCTTCGTTATAACAGTATTCTCCATCATTGGTAAGCCATTTACGACTACGCTGAGATGTCTGTTCATCCACATCAAATGGAAGCCATGCAAACACGTTACGCATAAATCTAGTGTATTCCTTGGCTCCTAGTTTGACAATA